TTGGAGCACTTTGCCATGCTAAACCGTTTTGTAAATAACCTAAAATAATATTAAATCGGCCGTCCATTGCTGTTATCATTGGACTGGTAACATTGCCATTGGTAATAATTCTAATAGTTCTTGAATAGGCTGTTTGATATGCAGTTGTTGGATTAATGTTGTTTAAAACATTTTCGCATAATATCCTAGCATAGGTAATACCGCCTACAGTTTCGTCTAATTGTGTACCAATAGACACTGCTTTAAAATAATTCTTACCAGTAGTAATACTTTGATAATTTCCGTTAACAACTACATCGTTGCTGACCGCATCAATGATATTGCCAATGTCTCTAGCAAAAGCATCTCTATTGTAGATAAGAGTTGGATAAGTGGTGTTCATATATCCAATAACTTCAGCTTTGATCCATTCTTTGTTGGCCTGTAAATTATCTTTTACAGTCAAGTAGCCAGGACCATTTACAATACCAGTTGATTGTAGAATACTTGGACTTACCACAGTGGCCACTGTATAGGTAATGCGCTGGCGATATGGACCTGGCTCAACCTGCGCAAGATCCATGAGTTCCTGTGCTTTTAGACAAGCGGCACCAACAGTAGAGTATGCATAGGCAAATGCACGACCTTGTTTACCATTTGGTGTATTCTTTTGTGTATCATCTCCTGTGGTAGTAACAAACAAGTTTACACTACTGGCAAAACTAGAGTTGTCTACATAGTATTTGGTTGCGGCCTGTAGATCATCGACACCGTTGGGACTGCCAGCACCTGCAAGACTGCCAGGATGATCACTTAAGGTCAGTAATCCTGTCATTGTGTCGCCTTGGCGACGAACCACACTCTTACGAGGTAGTGCTTCTGTTGCTAGCCAATTGCCAGCTAGGTTGGCATCATAAGCTGCATCAGTAAGTGTTTGTGTGCCAGTTCCCCCGGACACTGAAATTCTATTAGTTCCTGCTTTGGCATCTAGTGCTGTTGGGTAAAATCCTATGCGAGTAGCATCGATGTATTTTAAATAATAGGTGGTGTTGTTGACCAAGTTAGTAGCAACAACACCTGTTGTAGAATAAGTGTAGGCTGCGCCGTCTCCGCCACTGTCGCTTAACGGACTACTGTTGGTAGCAAATGCAGCATTGCCGCCCGTAAAGCTGGCAATAGTTTTGGTATAGCCGTTAGTGTTTAACGGTTCGGATCTAATACGAATAGTGCCGCTGGTACTACCTCCACCAGTTTGTTGTAGATATCGTTTGTCAGCATAACCTTTGGTAATAACAAATGCATCTTGAGTCGGCGCTTGTCCGTTGATAGTTACAGTAGGATGTGATGTAATAAATTGACTAAGAGCTAGATCACTTGGGTCTGCAATGTTAGCAATAGGAGCACTGGCAGCATTTAGTGGTCCGCCTAGTCTTGGACTTGGATCAGCTGAAAAACTAGAACCAGCATTGACAATGGTCAGTGTGGAATCAGTTTGTGTAATACGAATACCTGTGCCTGCAATAAGATCTTTGGCCAACACACTTTCGCTAATTTCTCCTCGAGCTCCCTGTGTAACAAATACTTGATTGCCGGTATAGCTACGAGGAAAGTCGTCTAGGTTTGTAGAACGAATTAGTCCACCTGCCCCAAATATAGCATAGATGTCGTTAAAGTTTTCATTTACTTTACGAAATGCTTCTCTAATACTATCACCGGTACCGTCATTACCTTGTGAGCCAATATCAATTTCTTGTTGTGCCATTTTTGTTTATACCCCGAAACTTGATCCACATCCGCAAGTTGTAGTTGCATTTGGATTTGTAATTGTAAAAGAACTACCCATAAGTTCTTCTTTGTAGTCTATTGTTGCTCCTGTTAGATATTGCATACTCATTGCATCTACCAGTATTTTAAATTCATCTAACGGAACAGTAAAATCATCTTCATTTTGTATTTCATCTAAAGTGAAGCCATAACTAAAACCACTGCACCCTCCGCCCTGTACAAAAGTACGCAATCCTAAATTAGGATTACCTTCTTCATAGAGGATATCTTTAATCTTTTCTTTGGCTGAATCAGTTATTGTAATCATCTTTTATCTTTAACTATTGGGCCACCGACTATCCATGCTGAACAAGACCTAGTGCCTGCACATTTAAACTTTAAAAATGTACAGTAACCTAAATCTGCAAGATCAATCGGCGCCCTTGCATCTGCAGCACTAGCGTCGTCTCCTCTAATGCCGTCTTCTATACACTTGCGCATGTCATCGCTGACATCAAATGCTCCGCAATTTTCGCACTTCATAGTCTTGGCCGTTTTTTCGTTGACCTTCCACATGTCTCCAGTTTCTTTCCAATAGTTGCCAGGATCTAGAGGATTAGCAGGACCATAATGAAAATCATCAATGGCTCGTTGTCGATTCTTTATATTAGTAACAATATCGTAGGTGGCAATAGGGCAACTTTTATTATGTGCTTCAATAATTTTGATAAAATTTTTCATATCATGTGTTCTATATGATATTTATCAAACCCATTTTATAACCTTAATGTAAATACAGTTATGTATATTGGAACAGAATTTAGACAAACTCAGCATGTTAGAACCAGCAGTTGTGGTAAGGCACATCCTTACTACCGTAAGCAGACTGTAGTGGTCTTACGATGCGATGCTTGCCAAGAAGTGTTTACTAGACCCAAAGGATCAATGAGTCCTAGCCGACTAAACAATGATGTTTATCATGTTTGTGGCTGTTGTGATGCTAAGAAGTTTGCCCAGGAAAAGGGCGTAGAGAGTCGTAAAGTTTGGGATATGCCAGTTAGCAGTCTTAAGACGCTAGGCCAATTCTAGCACTGATCACATTCCAGTTCATTATTTTCCACTGATTAGCTAGATAGCTTTTTTTATCAGCTTGGTAATCAAGAGACCAGGCGTGCTCCCACCAGTCTACTAATAGCACAATATCCTGTTTGATTTCGTGGTTTTTAATAGTTTTAATTGTGCCATTGCGAGCTAGGTAAACCCAGCCTGATCCCTGTATACCCATGGCAGTTTTTTCAAATGCATCTTTGAACTTGTCAAATGTTTTAAAGTGCTTGTTGATAAATTCGCTAGCAGCACCATCTGGCTTGTTAGATCCAGAAGGTTTTTGAAATTGTGTAAAGTAAATATCATGCAAAAACGCACCCGCTTCATTGAAGTCCGGATCACCTTCACCGTTGTTGTAACGCTTAACATAGCCACCATACAGTTCTTTGTAGTGATAATTGATAGTGTCTTCGCTCATGCTGGGTTCTAGGGCGTCCTTTGCATAAGGCAGTTTAGTATGCACTAAATCTTTAGGTTTTTTAGCGTTCTCTGTTTCGGTGAGATAATGAATAAATCGATACATGCAAATATTTATACAATAATAATATAGTCATAAATAAAAGCCTAAGGAGGAACATCTTATGTTCAAGAAAATTAAAGAATTCTTTACAGGCAAACCAGCCCCAGTAGAGACACAGGCAACTGAAGTGCCGTATAAGGTAGAGACACCTTTGGTCAAATTAGGCCCAGAACCAACACCCGCTATCGAAGCAACAGCAGTAGTTGAGTTTGTCCCAGCGGGAACAGAAGCTACAGTGGCAGCACCTGCGGTTGAAGCCAAACCAGCTAAAGCTAAAAAAGCACCGGCTGCTAAAAAAGCACCAGGCGCTAAGAAGCCCCGTGCTCCTAAAGCAAAGTAAGTTGTTTAGCTTGCTCATACAGAGCAAAGCTGGCTAGATTCTTACCCTTGCTTTCGCACATAATATCGTGCGAGTTTAAAAAACTCAATGCCCATTCATTCGTTGCTGAGTTCCAGTAGAAGTCTGAATGTGCTCTGAGTTTTTGTTTTTTGTAACCGTCTAGAAGAAGCTGGGCATGAACAGGTGCGGTAGATTGGTCATGCTCTACGAGATAGTCTTCACGACTAACTGAGTAATGCATAGTAGGGCGGAGACCACGCCAACTATCCACGACACGCTTAACACTATCGCTTGTCGGAGAGATATACTCCCCTTCACGAATCCAATGATGGTGAATATCGAGCACAATAGGAACGATATCGATAATAGAAAGGCAGTCATTTAATCCCCAGGCGTTTTCTTCGTTTTCGATTGTGATACAGTTTCTTGCTTCGGGGGTAAGTCTTTTGTAGGCAGCTCGAATACCTTGGGGACCTTGTTTACCCGAGATGTGTACGTTGATTTTAAAGTCCTGAAAAGTCTTGCCGTATCCCATCCACCTGACCATATCTGCATGATATTCAAATTCCTCTATTGAGCGTTCTACAATACCTGGATTGCAACTTGCCAACACAGTAAACTGACCAGGATGCATACTAAGCCTAACACCCCTCTCGCGAGCCAAATCTCCCACGACTCCAAATGCTCGTTCGCAGTAATCTCTAACGGTGCTAGTCCGCCAAAACTCAGCCCAATCCTGCTGAGTGTACACAGGCAAGATATCGCTACTGAGTCGTACCATTCTAAGATTTTCATC